TTTTAAAATGGAATGGAAACAACTGGACACCAGCAGCTGACAACACATCAGGCGGAGGTGGGACAAATGCTGATACCTTGGATAATTTAGACAGCACATATTTTTTAAATTACAACAACTTGACCAACACGCCCACCATAATTACCACTTTCCTTGCATTGACAGACACACCTAACGCTTACACATCAGCGGGTGGTAGATTTGTGAAAGTAAATGCGGGCGCAACTGCCTTGGAATTCGCCACTGTGTCGATCCCTTCCACATTGGACGATCTAAGCGACGTGGTAATATCCTCGCCCGCAGTGGGTGATGTGCTGTATTACAATGGCACCAGCTGGATCAAACAGAATGGTCCCATCATCAGATTCTCTTTGAGCAACAGTGGTTCTTCTGACTACTTGTTCACAGGTCCAGGTTTCTATGCCTCCACCGCCGATCCGGTTTTGTATCTTACCAGGGGCACCACATATATTTTCAGCAACGCATCTCATGCTGCGCATCCTTTAGAAATCAGAGTAGGATCAGGAGGTGCTGCATACACCAATGGTGTGTCCGGCTCCGGCACTGCGACGATAACTTTCACAGTGCCCATGGACGCCCCCAGCACACTGTATTATCAGTGCACAATACACTCCAGCATGGGAAACACTATCAACGTGGTAACATAACATATGATTGACAACAGTGACTACATACAACAGATTGAAGACACACTGGGCGCCAGCAGATACTTTTATGGATTGAGAAGAACTGACGCCGGCGAATTGTATCTGGGCAAAGTGGATCTTATGAGCACTGAAAGCAGTGACGCGCTGCAAATCAATCTGCCGGGTGATCCCACTGAAAATTTACCCAGTTTTACCAGAGGAGTGGATTTTTTAGAAGGCAGAGATGCGGAGCACACCAAAGTGTACGATAATTTAAATTATGAACAGTTTCGTTGGGACAGCAGAAACATTTTGTATTACATTGACTCAGATGGCCAGTTGGTGCTGAGAGTGAACGAACCATACACATATCCGATAGGAGTATAACATGCCAGAATTCAAGATTGAACGCATACGTTTTCGATGGAGGAATGAATGGACTGCCACCACTGTCTACATCAAGGACGATGTGGTCAGGTTTGGGGCCAAAATATATGTTTGTCAAGTGGCCCACACTGCCAGTGCAAATTTTTACTCAGATTTGAACCTAGCCATACCCAGATGGAGCCAAATGCTGGATGGCCAGAGTTGGGCAGGTGATTGGACGCCCAGCACATTTTACAAAATCAATGACCTAGCCAAATTAGGTTCCACAGTATGGATATGTCTGGAAGGGCACACCTCCAACGCTGATGCAAATGATGGACTGAGTGGTGATGAGGCCAAATGGACTGAATTTGCTGAAGGCGAAAACTGGCGTGGTTTGTGGCAGCCAGCCACTGCATACAACAAAGGAGATTTGGTGAGCTATGGTGGGCAGATGTATCTGTGCAGCATATATCACATCAGCGGCACGGCTCTGGAAGGACTGGAATTGAACCTACCAAACTGGACCTTGTACACAAGAAATTTAGACTATAGGATCGAATGGAGTGCCAACACCAGATACAAACCAGATGATATAGTCAAGTATGGTGGAATAGTCTACAGAGTGGTCACAGGACATCAGAGCGCTGTGAGCAACGTCTATGTGGATCCAAGCAGCACCACAAACACATTGGCAGGCACGGGCGCTGCCTTCACAATACACAGAGTTGGCGCCACTTATCATGTGCAGGTAACCAATCCGGGGATAGACTACGCAGAATCTGAACAGTTCACAGTGCTGGGCACGCAGTTGGGTGGAGTCACTCCTGGCAATGATTTGGTCATTGGCATCCTCAGCGTGGAGACCGATGGGGCCATACTCACTGTTTCAGGTTCCGGCACTGCTTTGGTCATTGCTGACGGTTTGGAGGCAGACATTTTAAAATTTGAAACGGTGATCAGCGGCATCGAATACAAAGGCAATTACACACAGTACACCAGATACAAAAAGAATGACATAGTGAAGTATGGAGGATCCAGTCTTTGGATCTGCACCGATGCGCTGAATGCTGGAGCATTTGCTGACACCACTGTGCTGGATGAAGCCAAGTGGGACATCTGGTTGCCCGGCTTAGGATACGAAACAGTATGGAGTGACACCACCTATTATCAAGTTGGTGACGTGGTGATGTATGGTGGATACAGCTATGTGTGTTTGATATCCAACATTAACATTTTGCCCACTGTGGCGCAGGACAGCAGCAGTGCTTGGGAATTGATAGTGCCTGGTTATAGATTGCGTGGTGACTGGCAGGATGATGACAGCACTCCGGCCACACAGTATCTAACAGGTGACGTGGTGCGCAGCGGCGGCAATCTATACATAGCGGTGCGAGACAATGCTGGTCAACTGCCATTGGAGGAGACAGCCTATGACGTGGGCACAGACACACCCTATCCTTGGCAATTGCTGGTCACTGGTAAAAAATGGCGAGGACCATGGTATGAGGTTGATCCCATCACTGGCACGCACAGATTTTATTATCCCGGTGATGTGGTCACCGTGGCAGGCACCACTTTTGCCTGTGTGGAATATCACGAAGCTCACATATCAGCTGCCAAACCTACCTTGGATTTGGAGAGCGAAGCAGTGGGTCCATTATGGGTCAAATTGATTCAGGGTGGGACGGGCAATGTGTTGGAGCACGTGGGAGATATCAAGACCATGGGTGATGACAGTGTGGCCTTTGCTGTGCCTATCGGATCAGCTGGGGAATCACTGCAGATCAGCAACAGCACACCTGACTGGCGTCCTCAAGACACTATCAACAAAGTTTACTATGTGTCCATGGAAGGTATTGACTCACTCACCAGAGGAACAACAATACAAACAGCATTTAGAACTGTAAAATTTGCGTGTGACTTTGTCAACGCAGACAAGCCCAACAGGACTCCGGCCACCATATTCATCAAGACCGGCATATATGAGGAGATATTGCCCATAAATGTGCCCTATGACACCGCGCTGGTGGGAGATGAATTGCGCAGCACCACGATTCAACCAGCAAACGGTTATGCCGACGAGGACATGTTCTATGTCAACAACGGATCTGGCATCAGAAACATGACCTTGAAAGGTTTGTATGGCACATTGGGACCAATTAATCAATATTTGACCAAAAGACCCTCTGGCGGAGCATTTGTATCTTTAAATCCAGGCAATTCACCATCGGACAATACAGCTTGGATCACTAACAAATCTCCCTACGTGCAGAATGTCAGCACGTTTGGTGATGGTTGCGTGGGCATGAAAATAGATGGAAATCTACACAATGGTGGGAACAAATCCATAGTGGCCAACGATTTCACACAGATTATTTCGGATGGCATAGGCTATTGGGCAATAGGTGAAGGTAAATCAGAGCTGGTGTCTGTGTTCACTTATTATTGTCACATCGGTTACCTGGCAGAAGATGGAGGAAAATTGCGTGCCACCAACGGCAATAACTCTTATGGAACATATGGGTCAGTGGCCGAAGGATATTCATTAGTAGAAACTCCCATCACTGCCGAAGTGGACAATCAATCAACAGAAGCCTCGGTCAACACTGTGTACAATGACGAAAATCAGATATTTTGTTTTGGATATTCTCACACAGGTCAGGACTATACTGCTGCCACAGTGAGCATCACAGGTTCGGGCGCTGGAGCAGCTGCATACATAGATTATGAAAACACTAGATATCAATCCATAAGCCAAGTAAGAATGACTGATCCTTTGGACAGTGGCATCACCGGTGGAGTAGGATACACATCCATCACAGGCAATTCTCGAGGTGGAGATGATATTTCATTGTTGCTGGCCAATCAATATGAACCAGAGTATGAAAAAACATGCACGGCCACTCTGGGCAATCCAGTCAACACTATCACTGTTCAAAACATTATAAACATGCAAGTGGGTGACGCAATAATTTTCCCAAGTGCCATGTTTGGCGGCATCAGTCCGGACACCATATACTATGTACACTCGCTGGTGTCTGCCAACACAATTAAAATCAGTGCCACCCAAGGCGGTGGAGTGCTGACTTTGAGCACGGCAACAGGCTCGGCATATTTTGTGTCTGCGGAGATAGTGGGCCAACGAATTCAAATATTAGAAGGCACCGGTCGAGGACAATTTGCAGTGATTTCATACTATGATCACCCACTGAAAGAGATAGATGTGGTGAGACAGTTTGATTCACAGCCTGGCTTTGAACATCTATTGGGGGGATTAGCCATTGAGTCCATCCTGGATGGATCAACCAAATACAGCATTGAACCTTTGCTGACATTTTCTGATCCACCATATGCGGCCAACACTGTGGTCCTGCCTATCAGCGCCGCCTGGGGCAGCGTGGGATCTGCTAGATTCAGCGGCAGCAATGTCACTGTGGTGCTCAGCGCCAGCGGTGGATATTTTACCACCAATGGCAGCACTTTTACAGCCTGCACAGGATTGGCCTCAGTGAACTATCTTTACACTGCTCGCAGCAGCACACATTTGTTAGCGGCCTCCACCAATGCCATATCAGGCACCACCACGGGGTCCACTTGGACAGGACTGACTACCCCAGGAGGATACGGAAATTTTACCAGCATGACCTGTGAACAGGATATTTTTATTATCACCACCAATCAAGGTTACGTGCTGCGCTCCGCAAACAACGGATCATCTTGGACTGCATTCTTAGTAGCCAACTATGACGGTTCTACTCCGGCACTTACACATTCGGCTGGTGGATCTGGCTTATTCATTGTGTGTGATGACCTGGGGCAAACTTATGAAAGTTCCAACTTAGGTGTCACTTGGAACCCAGGACCCGACATCGGCGGCGCGGGAATAAATGTGCAGGATCTGATTTACGGCAACAATAGATTCGTTGCGGCCTGCAATGACAACCCTTATGACTCCAGCACCTTGAGCAACAGATTCTACTACACTTTGGCCAACCAAGCCAGCGTGGCTGCATCAGCTATCACTGTGTGGCAACCAAGCGAGCTGCCTCCTGAGGCAGATGCATATAAGATTAGTTACAGCCAAGGATGTTTTGTGGCAATCACTGAATCAGGAGATCTAGCAGAAAGCATAGACGGCAAGCATTGGAAAGTGTTGAGCACTCAGCTGCCATCTGGTGGGGGCGTCTGGACATCCATAACGGGTGGATCGGTCAACGGACCTTGTTACATTCCGCTCAAGGATGCCAGCACCAATCAGATCAAGGTTATAAGATACGGAGCGAGAGCTTTGGGTCGAGCAAGAACCTCCTCTGGAAGGATGAGCATAGTGGAGCTGATCGAACCAGGCAGCGGATATTCAAGTACGCCCAGCATGACCATAGTGGATAATAGCAACATAATAGAAGCTTTGTTTGATGTAAGAATCAATAACGGCGCCGTGAGCCAACCCACGTTTACCAACAGAGGAACTGGATTTCTTAACGTGGCGGCCACGATCAGCGGGGACGGATTAGCCGACAAATATCAGACAGGAAAATTTTTAAGAATAAAAAATTTATCCAGATTGCCCAGCCCAGGTGATAACGTGGAGTTCGCCAACATACCAAACGAAATTTTCAAATTGGGCAATTTCGTTTCCTTGGGTGGCGTGGAACCCAACATATATGGCACATTGAGAATAGGACCAGGAGTGGATGCTTACCTGTCGCCAGGTCATGAGGTAGATATCACCATACGACAAAATTACAGTCAAGTGAGATTGACAGGTCATGACTTCTTGGATATCGGCACCGGCAATTTCACGAACACCAACTACCCACAATTATATACAGTAGGATTTACGTCTGGCTATGAACCACAACCATTCAACGAAGTGGTGGAGTCCGGCGGAGGACGTGTGTTTTACACCAGCACGGATCAAAATGGCAACTTCCGAGTTGGAGAACAGTTCGAAGTGGAACAGTCGAGTGGTATAGTGACCTTGGCTGCAGATTTCTTCCAATTGGAGGGATTGACCGAATTGTCACTGGGTGGCGTGGTATTAGGTGGATCTGGTGCAGTTATACGTGAGTTCAGCACAGATGTGACTATGGCTGCCAACAGCGACAACATCGTGCCCACGCAAAAGGCCATCATAGCCTACATACAAAGCAGAATTTCAGGTGGAGGATCTACTTTGAATGTGTCCGTCTTGAGAGCGGGTGCTGTGCAGTTGCAAACTGATACGATATTCAATGTGGGGGGCGAAGAAATCAGGATGGAGGTACCTGTGTCTTTCAACAGACCAGTCAAGGGGTCCTTGCTGGCGTTGAACTATTTCTTGGGGGGAGTGGCATCCACCGAGTTGGATGAAGGCGATGCCGTGAGTTTGAATGACCCCAGCAACGGATATGGCAGTTAGTATGATAAATAACAACACAACAAGGAAATCATAGCAATGGCTGAGTTTAAATTAGGTAGGATTAGGTTCATTTGGAAGGGTGCCTGGATCACTGCCGTTGAGTATTTTATCGATGACGTGATAAGATATGGTGGCCGTACCTATATATGCGTGGTGGGACACACCAGCGGAGTTTTCCAAACAGATTATGATGCTTTAAAATGGAACCTGATGAGCGATGGTCAGGAGTGGAAAGACGACTGGTCGCTGAACACCACATATAAACCCAATGACATAGTGAAATATGGCGGGTACCTGTACATTGCCAACGAAGGTCACACATCAGCTGCCACGCTCACCTTGGGATTGGAAGCAGATCAGGCCAAATGGGATCTATTTTCAGAAGGTTTCGATTACAAATCAGATTGGGCAGTGTCCACCAGATACAAATTGAATGATCTGGTGAAATATGGCGCTTACATCTACACCTGTATCGCTCCGCACACGTCAGCTGCCACCACCGCTTTAGGTTTAGAGAGCAACCTTGCCAGCTGGGAAGTTTTCTCCAAAGGATTCAACTGGTTGAACGCTTGGACAGTGGATACTAGATATAAATTAGGAGACGTCGTACGATATGGTGGACAATTATATGTAAACAACCTTGGTCACACATCAGCTGCCACAGCAGCTTTGGGATTGGAGGCGGATCAGGGCAAATGGGATTATCTACACAAAGGAATAGAATACAAAAATGATTGGGCAGGCACAACTAGATACAAAATAAATGATGTGGTCAAGTGGGGACCAAGTCTATGGATCTGTACCACATATCACACTTCAACCACAACACTGACCGCGGATGAGGCCAACTGGGCAGTGTTTGTGCCAGGATTAGAATTTGAGGATTCATGGAGTTCAGCCACCAATTACCAAATAGGTGACTTCGTCACTTATGGTGGTTATGGCTATGTAGCCAAGACCAACAGCATCAATAAGAACCCCAACACATTTGCAGGCGTGAATTGGGATTTATTCGTCACAGGGTTCCGTCTCACGGGAGACTACAACAACGGCACTGCCTATCTGAATGGTGACGTGGTGCGCTTGGGAGGATTCACTTATATCTGTATTGAGGACAGCACAGGCAACAGGCCACCCAATGCTGTCTATTGGGACAAACTCAACGAAGGCATCTATTGGAAGGGCAACTGGGCCAATGCCACACTGTATGACAAAGGTGATGTGGTGCGAGGCATCATCAACACCAACAATTCATACATCTGCATACTTGGTCATACATCCAACAACGTGGGACCTGCCACGATCACGCAGCCAGATTATGCACCGGGAGCTGGTGTAGACTCAGGCACATACTGGCAGTTATTATCAGGAGGAGCTGAAAGCACAGCATTGACCACACAGGGAGATCTTTTGTTGTATGGTCCTTCAGGCCCTACAAGACTGCCTATCGGACTTTCGGGTCAAACCTTGTTGGTAAACTCTGCGGGCACACTGCCTGAGTGGGGTTATTTTGGAAAAATCAACAACGTATGGTATGTGGCCACTTCAGGAGTGGATCTGCCAGCACCAGATTATGGTGCCACATTGAACCAGCCATGGAAGACCATCCAGTACGCCTTGAAAGAAGTCGACAAAGGACCGTTGTATCCGAACGCGAGAAATTTATTGTTGAGAAACAAAGCATTCATTCAGAGGGAAACCATCGCCTACATTGACGCCACCTATCAGGCCACAGTGACCAACACCACAGCTAGCACCAATCTTATCACCTGCAGCAGCACAGTGAACCTTAGAGTGGGCATGAGAGTTGAATTTACTGGAACCACATTTGGAGGCATCAGTGCTGGAGTCACATACTATATCACGGCCAAATCTTCCACGACCATACAAGTGAGTCTGACCCCGGGCGGATCAGCAGTCGCGCTCAGCACCGCTTCCGGCACCATGGTGGTCAGATTGAAATATGATTCAGTCAAGTGTATCAGAGACTTGGGACAGATCATTGATGCAGTGCATTGGGACGTGGGACATGGAGGCAACGAAAAGAGTAGATTGGCTGCTATATCTTATTACACAGGCAGCGGATCTTACGTGTCTGGACAAGAGAACGAAACCAGCGCAGCAATAGAATTTGCCAAGACAGTGATAGATGCAGCCATATCCAATGATGCAGGATATTCAGCACTGCAAGCGGTTGTGCCTCAAGTGATCGACAACGACATTGTTGAAGAACCTGAAGGGCAAGCATTGATCGAATCCCTGATGGACATCATAATTGATGCGATCATAGCGGGCGACATCGATGACGTGCCAGCTGAAAGAATTGCCAACAACACAGTTTTTGTAAAAACTGGAGTGTTCGAAGAAGTGCTGCCAATACGCGTGCGTGAAAGCACTGCGATCGTGGGAGATGAGCTGCGCAGCACCAACATCAGACCCGCTCCCAGTTACGTGGATCCTTATGATGTACCCTACTCTCTGTATGGCATAGATAGATTGAGGTCCATTATTGATGACATAATTACCAACACAGCAATCACTCCCACGCCAGCGGGATATCTCCTTACCGTGACCACCCCAAATGCAGATGTGAACAGGACAGCTGGAACCTATACCAGCGTGGTAGTGACTGGTGGTTCAGGAACAGGAGCCACAGTGAACGCCACTGTGAATGCTTTGGGAGTGATCACGTCATTCAGCCTCGGCAACACGGGCTCAGGTTACACAGCGGGCAACACATTGACCATAGCTGCAGGACTATTGGGGGGCAGCAGCTTGGCCACCACATTCACTGTGAGCACGGTGGGATCGGGCACAGTGGCATTGGCAGGAGCACAAAATGTTGACGCTCCGGCAGGCTCAGCTGCGGCTGCTACAGCTGCGGTCAACATCGCGGACGACATATACTATTACATCAACTACAATGTGATAGGTGACAGCAGCACCCCAGAACCCATCGTAAGTGGTTCCAATCTACCGCAGACTGCCGTGGGCTACACTGACGCTGTGTTGAGATTGATAGAGAACAAAGAATTCATAGCCACAGAAGTGGTGGAGCACACCAAGAAAAACAATCCTGGCGCATTCATCACATATTTCACCGGAGCCAACGAACTGAGCTGCAAGCGAGATGTGAGAGAATATGTGGACGCCATCAGCCACGATCTGATATACACTGGCAATTATAAGTCTATAGTGGCAGCCAAATATTATGAAGTTGCAGTGACGGGCAGCGTGCTATCCGACATGTTCCTCATGAGGAACGGCACAGGATTGAGGAACTGCACACTGCAGGGATTGTCAGGCACACTGGGAGCTGCCAACGCTTATGGCACTCAAAGACCCACAGCGGGATCCTATGTATCTTTGGATCCAGGTTGGGGACCGGCACATGAGGACGTCTGGATCACCAATAAATCTCCGTACGTGCAAAACGTATCCACGTTCGGCACAGGTTGCGTGGGATTGAAAGTGGATGGTGCATTGCACAATGGAGGCAATGATTCGGTGGTAGCCAACGACTTCACACAAATTTTATCGGACGGTATCGGATTCTGGGTGACCAACCTAGGCAGATCAGAATTGGTTTCTGTGTTCACTTACTACAATCACATTGGATATCTGGCTGAAAATGGCGGAAAGGTGAGAGCAACCAATGGTAACAACTCCTACGGTAAATTTGGATCTGTGTCCGAAGGTGGGGATGTCACTGAAACACCAATCACATGCAAGGTGGACAACAGAAGCACAGATGCCACCATAGGCAACACATTCACAGATGGCAACAGGATACTGGCCATGGAATACACCAATGCCGGCACCAATTACACCACGGCAGCCACACTGACCATATCAGGAGATGGATATGGCATCACTGGCACCACTGCCACCATCCGCAACGGTGCTGTGTACGAAATCCGATTGGATGAAACTGTTACTTCTCCCGAGAGCAACTATGGTGGTGATGGCTATGTTTCTGCCACCAACGTGGCCCAGAGCGGCTCTGACAAGACCATCACTATTTCCAACACTGACACATCTTTGGCCAGTCAGTTGACCGGTTTGGCAATCTGGATCACGGAAGGATTGGGAGCGGGACAGTATGCATACATTGTGGGATTCAACGCAGGCACAAAAGTCGCCAAGGTCGCCCGACCTTCTTTCACCGCTTTAACGGTCACAGCAGCCACAGCATCAAACGATAGATTCACCTGTGCGGACAGCAGCACGCTGGACGTCAACATGCCGATCATGTTCAGCGGCACAGCATTCGGCGGAGTGACCACCACTGCCACCAACCCAACCATTTACTATGTGTTGGCCAAACCCACTGCTACGACATTTACCATCAGCACATCACCTGGTGGATCTGTGCTAGACATCACTGCAGACGGCGCGGGAAGCATGCAACTGCATAAAGCAGGATTCGATTATCTTGTTAACCCCACTTGTACCAATACCACAGTGACCACGGACCTGATCACTTGTGATTCCAATTCAGCGTTGTATGTGGGCGCAGGAGTGCAGTTTGACGGTACCACATTTGGTGGCATAAGTCGATACACGCAATACTATGTGGTCAATATCACTGGCACCACGCAGTTCAAAGTCAGTGCCACTTTGGGAGGCAGTGCAGTCACGCTCAGCACAGCCGCAGGCACCATGACTGTGCGATTGGTTGAACCCGCACTTGACGGCACAACCAAATATGAATACGTGCCGCGCATTGTTGTAAGTGCACCCCCTTCGGGTTACACTACCCTCGCAAGGGCAGTGGTGACCACTGAAAAAATATCTTCGATCAGAATTATTGAACCAGGTTCGGGCTATGTGTCTGCACCCACAGTGACCATTGTAGATCCCAGCAACACAGTGGAAGCACCAGTGCAGGTTTTCATTGGCGATGGAGCTCTGGGTCAACCCACTTTCACCAACAGGGGTACGGCCAATCTCACAGCAGTGACCACTGTCACCATGACAGGAAACTTGAAATATGTGTTTGGAGTGACAAACGCCAGCCCAGGAGTGGTCACGACCACTACCACATCTGGTGGTGGCAGCCCTGGAGCACATGGTTTTTCGTCAGGGCAGAAGGTAAAATTCGAAAATGTGGCAGGCATATTCCAGTTGAACAGTGGGGTTTGGTATTACGTGAGTGTGTTGACCGCCAGCACTTTCGCACTGTATGTGGACTCGGCATTGACAGTGCCATTGGATACCAGCAGCTATGGCACCTATATTGGTCCAGCCACTGGCACAGTGACAGAATTTGGGGGATTCAGGAACAGCTTGCAAAGCGGCAGCTTCATACAGGTAGAAAACCTCAGCAGCATACCTCAGGCAGGTTCCAATGTGGAATTTGACTCTCTCCCCGGCAATTATTACAAACTGGTCAGTGTGCAGAATCTTTTGGGCACACAATATCCGTTCACTGCACTGTTGCAGGTGAGTCCAGAAATAGCAGTGGGAGAAGCTCCGGCACATGGTGATCCAGTCTCAATCAAGATTAGATATTCGCAGATCAGATTGACCGGTCATGATTTCCTAGATGTCGGCACCGGCAATTTCACGAACACCAACTACCCAGGCATACCTTTGATACCATCTAACCCAGATAACGAAACCGTGGAAGGTGGTGGAGGACGTGTGTTCTTCACCAGCACTGATCAGGACGGCAACTTCCGAGTGGGAGATCTGTTCTCGGTGGAGCAGAGCACGGGTATCGCCACATTAAACGCGGACGCATTCAACATATCAGGATTACAGGAACTTCAGTTGGGAGAATTGGTATTGGGAGGCAGCAGTGCTTCCATCAATGAATTCTCCACGGATGGCACGATGGCAGCCAACAGTGACCAAATTGTGCCCACCCAGAGAGCGATTAGAACATATATATCTAGTCAGATCGGCGGTGGAGCCAGCAGTCTGAACGTGAACCAGATCACTGCAGGTTTGATCACGATATACAGCAATATCATCGAGACCACCACTGGGGTGACAATAAACTTTGATTCACCTGTGAATTTCACAGCTGGAATAAAAGGAACGCCCGTGGCATTGGGCTTGTTCCTGCAAGGATAACAAGAGTACAACAAAAGGAGAACAGTAAATGGCAACAGGAAGATTGGGAGCATCGGTTTTACCCGCTGCTACGCTTACAACAGTGTATACCTGTCCGGCCGATACGTTTGCAGTAGTTGCTGTGAACTTGCTTAATCGGGGCAATCAAGCTCAAACTTTTAGATTGGCTGTGGCAGACACAGGCACTCCAACTGCTGGCGAGTTCATTGAATTCGATGTGGAAGTACTGGCCAAAGGAGTGCTGGAAAGAACCGGCCTAGTTTTGGCAGCAACACAGAGATTAGTGGCATACGCATCGGGGGGCAACGCTAGTGCGGTGGTCTACGGCATTGAAACATCAACGCTGTAATAATACCGTTAGTAGCATAAATACAAGAAAACACAAGGACTAAAACATGGGAAGATACATATCAACAACCGGAACCGCTGGCATAGTGATCAGAAGCGTGACGACCACATATCAAGCAGTGGTGAATGATAGGATATTGGCTAACTCCACTGCGGGAGCTTTCACTATCACTCTACCAATCAGCACCAGTTTGTTGGACAATGACACCATTCAAATCATAGATGTTGGCAATTATGCAGCTACCAACAACATCACAGTGGCTAGAAACGGTGCATTGATCAACGGAGCAGCTGACAATTTAACCATTGATTTGAATCAGGCTATCGTGACACTGATCTACGTAGGAGCGGGTACTGGTTGGATCGTTGGCGCAGTGTAATTTAATTCATTAGATTCACAGCGGACTGATCAAAAAGGATTTGAAAGTATGGCAAGTTTAAAAACACTTACGGCTACAAAGAAGAATGACTTTCCACAGGTCACAGAAACCAATGTTGAGTCGGGTCAGATCTACATGTACCACACCAGTCCCAACTTTGACGCATATTATTTTGGTATCTGTTTCAAACCCTGCGTATCCGGCACTGCCATTGTGGAGATCTGGGGAGCGGGTGGATCCAGTGCTCATATGTGCTGCTGCGGATTTGGAATGCCGGCCAATCCAGGAGCCTATGCAAGAAGAACAATCTCACTGACCTGCTGCGGGCGCATCGAAGGTCAGGTGGGAATGAGTTGTCGTAATGCTGCAGATTTATGTTTCAGAGGCTGTGGTAATGCCACAGGCATAACCTATTATGGCAACGGGCTTACCAATGATGGATGTATGTGCGCTCAAGGTGGCCGGGGAGGAGTTTCAATCTGCTCCACAGGCACAAATGCCTACTGTTGTTTCGCAGCAAACGGATTTCATCACACACTGGGAGTCAACGGAAACTGCGGCATTGTTTGCAACAGATGTTGTTCAGGTGGATGGTGTGCTCAGGCCTATGGCGGCCAAATCAATTGTCCAGGTGGATACAGCTGCGTGAGCTTCCTGGGAGATTCAGGCAGTTCATGTCCCTGTGCTACACACTGGCACATTCAAGGTCCTGCAGGATATTATTCCAAATGCGGAGTGGTGGTGAGTTTCAACAATGACGACGGCAATGGTTTCGCCAACTGGTCAGGTCAGGGTCGTGGTCAATATTTACAAGCATTGGCGGGAGCTTCTAGACTTCCGCAGTACGGCGCACCTTTCTCGGCCTGCTGGAACGGTAGTCTCAACTGCGGTTGTTACGAGAACGAAGGCTGTACCACTCTTTTACCACCAGGCTTTCCGGCATCAGGACCACATCCATGTCCCGGAGTGAGAGATCACGCCATGAGCGGTGGAGGTGGAGCAATCAGAATCAAATGGATATCGGATTATTAAATTATGCCAACGCTTAGATCATTGTTAGAAACTAAATTAGCATTCCAATTACAGGGCTTGGAAACCAACCTTGAGGAAGGCAGAATATGGGCCTACACTCCGGGCACAGCACAGGGCACAAACTTCTGTTGCGGCGTGTGTTGGAGATCACCAGGCACAGGCACAGCATTGATTGAGATCTGGGGAGCGGGTGGATCCGGAGCTGAGATGTGCTGCTGCGGATATGGACTGCCGGGCAATCCAGGTGCTTATTCCAGCAGGACAGTTTCAGTCACAGTGAACTGCTGCATAAGGGGCAACGTGGGATTGAGCTGCGGCAACACAGAGGACTTATGTTACAGAGGCAGATCTGAAAGCACCGGAGTGTGCTGGCAAGGCAACGGCACCACAGGTTGTATGTGTGCGGAAGGTGGTCAGGGTGGATTCAGTTATTGTTCTACCACGCCATCTGCCTACTGTTGTTTCACAGCCGGTGGTTTCTGCAGCACCAAGTGCGCTGGCGACAACTGCGGCATCGTGTGCAACTACAGGGGAGCTGGCTGTGCCATACATGAAGCTCAGGCCTACGGTGGCACCTGCAACATGGCCGGAGGATTCAGCTGCGTGAGCTATTTTGGCTGTTACCCCACATGCCCTTGCGCATTCTGGTATCACTTGAGAACTCCACCCAAGATGTTTGCTGATTGCGGAGCTTGGATCACCTACACCAATGATGGGGACAATGGAGCCTACAACTGGAGCGGTGGATCAATATACGGATATTTGCACACTTTGGGATTGGCCGGAAGGAATCCCACAGGCGGAGGAAACTATTCAGCATGTTGGACAGGATTTAGATACTGCGGATGTTATCAGGCCAATGGATGTATACCATACTCACCACCAGGACACCCAGGATCAGGACCACATCCATGTCCTGACGTGAGAGATCACGCCTATCGTGGTGGTCATGGAATGATCAGGATTAAATACACAGGAACAGGAATATTGGGGTTAAACTAATGCCAGGATTGAAAAGCATATTATCGAACAGAGTAACCTACGAAATCACAGAGAACAATCTGGAGACAGGTGTTATCTACGCCTTCTGCCCCGGCACATTCTACACCCAGTACTGTAATGGATTGTGTTGGAAGCCACCGGCTTCTGGCTGTGTGATTGTGGAGGCATGGGGAGCAGGAGGATCTGGTTCTCGCATGTGCTGCTGCGGTTCAGGTTTGCCAGGCAACGCGGGAGGATATTCGAGAAGATCTTTTTCAGTGACCACTGCCAACTTTGTGTGTGGCTGCGTGGGCTTTCCTCGCTACGCACATGACTTGTGTTTTTCAGGTTGCGGTGACCCCACCATGATATGTTGGACCAGCACCACTAGCAACGGTTGCATGTGTTCCAGGGGTGGCAGAGGTGGCACCTCTTTCTGCAGCACCGGCTCCAGCATGTGGTGTTGTTTCTACGCCAATGGATTCTGTGGATTTGGACCCATCAATGACAACTGCGGTATCATCTGCAATCATTGTTCAGGAGGCTGGGAAGCACTGGCCTACGGTGGCGAAATCAACTGTTGCGGCATCATTGGCTGTTCAGCTTTCTTAGGTTGTCAACCGGTATGCCCATGTCAATTTTATCATTATGCTCCACTGCCTTCATACATGTTTGCGGAAAAAGGCGCAAGAGTGGCAGTGAACACCACAGACGGTAATAGACACACAGACGGTATGGCTGGATCACAATTGATGCCATATTTTGCCGCATTGGCAGGCATGACCAAATCTCCTCAAAGAGGAGCACCCAACAGTCATTGCTGGAGATCAGACAGATCCTGCGGATGCTATGAGATGCAGGGATGTTCACCGTACTTGCCCATTGGAGCAGGCGGGCTGCCCCCACAAGCATGTCCCAACGTGAGAGATCACGGTATCAGAGGCGGCTGGGGTGGCATTCGTATCAGATTTATTGCTTCTTAACAGGATATGTTGATAAATACACTAAATAAAGCAGAGGAACACAGGATATGATCACAAGAAATTTCACAATACCTTTAACAGATGAGCCTTATCTTAACGACACCACACAGAACAAAACTTACACAGCCACCTACAATGGGCCAAGATACATCAGACTACAATACGATACGGCCAGTAGATATGTGGAAAAAATTGTGTTTACCTCAGACAGCATTACTGAAATGAACAGCTTTAATTCATATGTGCAAGAACCAGGCAAGTCATACACAGTGTTGGATGCCACAGTGAACACATTTGAAGCAGCCTATGTGACTGGCATGTATGACACTGGTGCTGTGGCTCCATTCACTTGCGAATTGGGCACTTTGGATGCAGCAGGTCAACCTGAAACTTGGGAATACGTTTGGGATCAGTACACCGGCATGATTGCACAGCAGTACTTTGGTTTAGATTTAAAATTTGAAAACGGTGCATACGTGCGACCAAGATTCCGAGTGCATGCCTTGACCAGACAGAGTTTTTTAGACAGCATGGCGGTTCAAGCAGCCAACATCGGCAGAGCATTGGAAACCAATGAAAATATCAGTGACGCCAACAGAACCAAATTAGAAACTTATAAGACATGGCTGGAAAACATACCAACCAAGTACGCCGATGTGGAGCATTGGAAGATTCCATTTAAACACGAAGTACCACAATACTAATCACGAATAATTCACACAAAACAATTAGCTGATATATAATACTGTCCAAGACAGCATTTATATGATCAGATCCAAAGCATTTTTCCTCAACGGTGGCATAGGCAGAATCTTGTGTGCCATTCCTGCACTGGAAAAATATGCAGAAGAATCGAGCGACAAAGATTTCTTGGTGATCTGTGAGGGAGCAGTGGACATAATCAAAGGCCATCCTCTGCTGGATCAAAAAACATACGACATATTTCATAAAAATTTATTTCATTCCAAACTGCAAAGCAGAGATGTGATTACTTTGGAGCCTTACAGAGTTTGGGAATACTACAATCAAAAGTGTAACCTTTCACAGGCATTTGACATCTTGATCAACAACAAAGGAATAAGAGCTCTGCCCAAACCTACAGTGATACTCAGCAAAGAAGAAATCATCCAAGGCAAAAAATTGATCGACGAAATCAAAAACAAAATAAAAAAAGATAAAACAATTATATTTCAGCCATTCGGCAGAGGCATAGAACACATAGACCAAACCTTGATTGACAAAACCAGTCGCAGCATAGAATACAAAAATGTCAAGAGCTTGATCAGAAGATTACAAAAAGAAAACTTTGGGGTAATATTGATGTCAGAATTTGGATTAGATCTTAAAGATCAAAAATATACAGATGAGGTGGCTTTCCCAGAAGGTTTAAATCTGCGTCAATGGGCCTCAATGATCAAACATGCAGATCATTTCTTTGGTTGTGACAGTGTGGGGCAACATCTATCCTATATCATGGAAACGCCCAGCACTGTGGTGTTGGGCCCAACATATCCCATCAATACCAGCTATCCTGACTGTGAATATTTCAACATAATGGATCTTGGAGAAATTGACAGGGAATACGATCCCATAAGAATCACCATGGATGAAAGAATCAGTAGGAAAAATGAATTGTTAATGCAAATGAATGAAGAAATTGAACAATTTATCATAAATGGCATCATGGGAAGAAATGAAGATGAGTAAAAAACTTTCAGGTTATATTGCTGCTATTGCCAGAGGACACAATGCAGGAGTTTGCTTGTTGAAAGATGGAAAAATAGTTTTCTCCATTGAGGAAGAGAGATTAAGCAGACAAAAATATGACGGAGGTCCTTTTGCCTCCATGATAGAAATACTGAAACACACTGATAAAATAGATTATCTGGTGGTGGCACACACGCAAAAAATCAAAGACACAGCAGGCAGAGTGGATTTCTCAGGCGATGATGTGTACACAGGATTGGCAAGAAAATTAGGACTGATTGACAGACAGGCTGACTCACACAACCATCCACAAGTGATCGATCTCAGTCACATACATCACAAATTACACTCAGCTTGTGCTTTTTATCGCAGCGGTTTTGACAGCGCTGTGAGCGTTATAGTTGATGGTGCTGGCACATTCATAGGAATCAACAACAACATTCAAGGTCCTACCACAGTGTGGGAAGTAGAATCCATTATAGATTGTGATTACCCTGCAGAATTTAAATCTATGTACAAACACTATGGCACTAGGGATCCAGTGCTTGGTGCTGTGTTGAAAAATTTTCCATCAGAAATCACCGACGAGCCCGCAAAGACGCACGAAGCGGTGTTCAGTGACAGGGCTGGCATTGTTAAAGTTTATGAAGCAGTGACCCAATACTGCGGATTCATGCCCATTGAAGCCGGCAAGACCATGGGATTATTTCCTTATGGCAAGGCCAATGATAAGATTCCTAAATTATTTGAAAATGACAGTTTGATACCATTATCTAATAGAAATTTAATCATACCCACATATCCCAATGCAGCTCTAGTGAATGGACAATTGTTTGAATTCCTGCAAGATCCTGATGGTAGTTTATATGATGACGTGACCAGGTTACAAAATCGTAGAGATATGGCTTACGCCTGTCAGATGGAGACACAGGCCCAAGTGCTGAAGTTAATATACAAGGCAGTGCAGATGAGCCAGAAGAAAAAAGTTGTTTTGTCAGGAGGCTATGGTCTGAACTGTGTGGCCAACTATTCATATCTAGAACACTTGCAAAAAGACGGAATAGAATTATACGTGGAGCCAGTCAGCAATGATGCAGGCACTGCCATGGGTGCTGCTCTTCTCTTTTATCATCAAATATTTGCACACAAAACTCCCTTAAACAGTCATGGTCTATATCTAGGACCAGAAAGAAAATACAGCGTTGCAGACATAGAAAAGTTGTGCGACGGCAAAAAAACCATATGCAAAGATTTCAATGATGCTGAGATAACAGAATTATTGGTCAAAAAAAATATTGTTGCCGTGTTTCAAGGCAGATCTGAAAATGGCCCAAGAGCTTTGGGCAATAGATCATTATTGTTCGATCCAACTTTTAAAGATGGCAAAGATTTTGTAAATTTAGTGAAAAAGAGAGAATATTTCAGACCATTCGCTGGAAGCATACTGAAGGAATATGTGCATGATTGGTTCGATTTAAGAGGCATGGAGGAATCTCCATACATGATGTACGCAGTGAATTGTCGAGATGGAGTGGCTGAAAAAATACCAGCCATAATACATGTGGACGGCACTTGTAGAATACAAACAGTTACCAAAGAACAGAATGAAAATTATTACAATCTAATTAAAACTTTCCATGAAAAAACCGGAATTCCAGTGATCTTTAATACCTCCTTCAATCTGGGTGGAGAACCATTGGTAGAAACATTGGAAGACGCAGTGCGCACTCTGCAAAACTCTAAAATAGAATATCTTTACCTGCCCGAATATAAAAAATTAATCTACGTGCCTAATTAAAATGAATAAAGCATTCTTTATCAATGGTGGTGCAGGCAGGACTCTATGTTCTGTTCCAGCACTGGAAAATTACGCTATTGACCACCCAGAAGACGACTTTATAATTGTTTGCGAGGGAGGCACTGATTTTTACAAAGGCCATCCTAAATTACATTTTAGAGCTTATGACGTATGGCACAAAAACCTCTTTAATGAATACTTGAAAGATAGACAACTGATTACTCCTGAACCTTACAGAGTTTGGGAATACTACAATCAACAATGCAACATTGCTCAGGCCTATGATATAGAAATCAATGGCAAAGGGCTCCGCACACTGCAAAAACCTAAAATTTATCTATCCAAAGAAGAGTTGATCATGGCTAGACAGATGATAAAAGAGATAAGACAAACCACTAAAAAAGAGAAATTAGTAGTGTTTCAACCTTTTGGTAGAGTATCCAAAAAAGACAGTGATAGTTTTATAGATGTGAGTGGCAGAAGTTTTGAATTGGAAAATATTGTGAGTATTATTAGACAGTTGGGCAAGCAACACGCGGTGATGTTGATGTCACAGTATCACATTGATCTGAACAAACATCAGATAAATTTTCCTGTGGCTGTGCCGCAAAACATACATGTGAGAATCTGGAGCGCAGTTGTTAAAATGTGCGATCATTTTTTAGGTTGTGACAGTCTAGGACAGCATTTAGCCTATGCGTTTGATAAAACTGCCACTGTGGTGTTTGGATCTACTTTTCCGAAAAATGTTTCATATCCGGACAACAATAAATTTGATATCATCGATATGAATAAGGACAGCAGAATTTACAGTCCCATACGTATTACCATGGACGAATATGCTGACAGAGCCAACGAAAACGCCATGCAGATGGACACAGCAGTGGAAAATAGGATCGTGCAATCAGTCAACAGCATGATCAAGCACGGCTACAAAAAGAATAAAAAATAAACCAGTCACAGGTAAATACAAGCATGTTCAATGTAAACAATTTGTTTGGCAAAGGCGTCAAAAATACTCTACTGTTAAAAAATGGTTTGAATTTTTCAGTGGGGGGACCCTTCACAACCGTTCAATCAAACACCCTAATAGACAAGTGGCAATTCACGTCTGTGTCAGCTGCTGAATACACCATAATGATAGACCATGATACCGACAACAAAGAAATCATAAGATGTTTGCTACTGGGTGGCCCAAGCACTGCCACAGTGACCATCTATGGTCGAGGAAATCTTGGCAACGAACTGATCAATCTCACAGCCACCGTGAATGACTCATATGTGGAACTGAGAGCCACCGCAGCCCAAAGCGCATACAATGGTTCCAAATGCATATTCCAAGCTACCTATTTTGAAACTTTGAATCCCATCACACGCTAAAATACCAGCTGGCCTTAGATAAATACACTAAAATTAGACATTTATGCCAGTAGTCAATAATCCATTGAAATCGTTGTATGGCTTTCAGAGCCCTTCATTCAGTGTGAATGCCGCAGGCAATCTAGTGGCCAACAACATCACAGTCAACAATATTATTGCCAATGCTATCACTTCCACAGGCACAAGCATCCTGCCAGATTTGACAGTGACTAATACCACGGAATTGCAGGGCACTTTGACCGTGGATGGCGCATCAGTTTTGAATTCTACAGTGAACATCACCGACAACACCGCAGCAAGTTCATTTTTCACTGCTGCCTTGGTGGTGGTGGGAGGAGTGGCCATTCAAAACAAT